GTTGAGGGGCGATGAAAACCCCCTACTCGCATTCCACGGGCCTGTCCCGCATGCCGGTACCCATCATTGTGCCGAGGGCTTGCTTGCATGCCTCCGGGATGTTCTTGACGCGATCCGGGTGGCAGAGTTTCATCAAGTCCCGATTGGCCTTACCACGCTTCTCAAAGATCGTCCGGACGCAGGTCTCCATGTACTGTTCTACGGGATCCTCGTTCTTGGACCAAAAGTGCCGTCTAGTCCACACGGGACGTGCCCACTGCCGTGATCGGCTCTTGAATCGTTGGTCGTCCATTATGCCCGCGTTCGAGGCTAGCCAATCGTACCATTTCTCTTTGCCATCATCCGCCCATGCTCGCACAAATGGCAATGCCTCGGACAGAGACTTGTGCCAGATGTAAAAGAATGCAATCGCGTTGACCATACTGCGCTTGTTAAGCCAGAAGAATTCTGCAAGCGGCATGTAATAATCAGAGCAAAGCAGGCCAACAATGACGGAGAGAACGTGCCAGCGAAGATCATGACCAAGGAGCCAGTCCGCAAATGTACCCATAGCAACCGCGAAATAGAGATGCCAGAAGTAAATCTTACGACGGAAACAAGCTGCGCCAAGGAACGACATCAGGAGAGACATCGTATGGTACTCATGAAGAACGAGAGCACGCAGGCACGTGAAACTGATGTAGGCGATGGCGAGAATGAATTCGTCGGCGACCTTCGTTGCGTCGTGGGTGAGGTCGATCAGCTCTTGGATGTCGGTGAAAACCAACCACATCAAATAGAAAAGAAGAAGGAGAAGACCCAGAGATATGAGCGCCTTGTGGATTCTAAATGACGTGCTGGAGGTGGTACCATATGCCGCATGTTCGACTCTTGCACTAACAACGCGTTTGTAGCCGCTCGTCTTCACACTGCGAAAGTGGAAAGGGAGGACAAGCGTGCGGAAAACGATTTGAGTAAACAAGAAGAGCCATGCGGCCGCCTCGAAACTGAATCCGATGTACAATGAAAACATCGTGGGCAGGCAAAGCAAGACGTTAACGACCGGGCCAAACAGGCGCAAGTAAACCAGCACGTAGAACTGCACCTTGGCGATGATCTCCTCAGCACGTTTCACAGCCTTAGCGACCATCCACTTGCGGTTCTCATAGATATATGCTGCGATAACGCAGGCAATTGAGAAAATCGTGAGCTGGCGGAGGCTACCGAACACGCCTCCGCCGAGTTGCTTGTGCCATGAAAACTTACCGCGGACGACGACGACATGGTGACCTTCGATCTTGAGGGACAGATTAGAACCGGCACGGCGTACCCCAAACTTCGCAGCAGTACGAAGGATCTCGTCAGCGCTCATATGAAAAGCACGAGTGTGGCGGGAGCTCCTGTCAGCAGCACGGATGTCTGGGTGCACGTAGTGACGAAGCCTGAGCTGTGCGACGTAATTCGTGACATCTTCAATTGGAACGTCGGCGATGAATGCGATGGCTGCCGGGGCGCAGCGATCTTGCAAATCCTCGAATACGACGTCGTACCGCCCAGATTGCCTAATAACTGGCATGAACTCGACAGGAACCTTGGAGGGGCGGAGGTTGGCGTAATACGTGGCCGGGCGGGACAGGTCGTTGACAGCTGACACAATATCGTGGGCATGAACATATTCAATACTGTGCTTGGCCACCAGTGCGTTGGTAAGCTCCTCATGTTCCAGCTCGTTGCAAACCAGCATATGGTCTTGGAATGCGATGCACTCGTTGACAGAGTTCTCGCGCTTGCTCATACGCATGGTATATTTTGCGAGAGCGCGTGCGGGGTCCATGAACGAGCGACCGGTCGACGTGAAGATGCGATTTGCGAAGTCCAGATATGGCAGGATCGAAATCTTCTGCGTGACGCCAGTTTCCTTGACCATGTTTATTGCCGATTTCAGACGAGGCAGCACAGGGACAACCGTGTTGTCGTCACCCTTGCCGATGAAGAGGTCGAACTTGGAGAAGTCGAACGTGCATACCGAAGTGCCGGTGGACATCAGGAAGTTGAATAATGCGGTTCCAGGCTCGCCGGAGAACAATCTCTCAATGACCTCGAACAATAAACCGAGCATCGTCAGACCCTTGCAGAAGCGCTTGGCACGAGTCATGAGATAAAGTGAGACGACGGTGTCATCAAAACCGAGGAATGCGAGAACCTTGCCGATGAAGAACCTGTGGACGTTGACGTGCGACGAATCTTGTTGTGATAAATCGATCGACATACACTCCTTAGCCTTATGCTGGCCAGTGGCGCGAACAGCGTCATCGAGCTGCGTACCCGAATACCCGGAGTCGTATATCACACCACCTTTCAACATGCTCTGCATGATCTTGGTTGCTTGAACGATCAAAGGACAAATGGTGGCATTGAGCAGCTTATTCGTAGCGAGGATGCCTTGACCGCACTCAGCACAAAACCCGAACGCCTTGAACTTAGGCTTGCATTGGCACTTTAAAAAGTACTCATTCTGTAGGGGGCGACCAGAGTCAATAAACGGGAGTTCCTCGGCAATTTGAGCAATACGAAGCGCCTTTGCGTTTCCGAACCAGTGTGAGAACATAGAAGCGACAGGCGGAACCTTGACAACGGCATCAGGCCTGATGAATGCGCTAACCCAACGATCGAACATGATGTCGGCGAGCATGAAGGCTCGCTTGTTGGGGATGGCGACATTCTGTGGTTTGGTGTACCGGTCGAAGACTGCCAAGACGGACGCAAGGACCTCTGTATTAGAGAATGGATAGCCGATATGACTGTAGAGTGTGGGTTCATGCAAATCAAGTGACTGGATCCATTCCGGGACGCGAATTCGGACTGCAGGATCAGGCTTCCGGAACCTGATCATGGTCTTATCGCGGGTGAGATCGGCGGGTTGCGGCGGCTCCGGGTGCAAGGCATACAATGCCTCCACAAGCCCGGGGGTGATTATGCCGAGACACGGAGTGTCATTGGCATCTTCATCGTCCTCTTCGACGACGATTGGTCGGCCGGCGTAAGACATATGCGTGGCGATGATCTCCTTATCGGCGTTGAAGTTCTCAGGGATATCAGCCTCGGCATGGTCAAGATCATCCATGGAAGTGAATGCGTGGGAGACCGGGTCGTTGCGGGAACCGAAGACGGTGGCGCCGCGGCGAACGATTTGGTTCGGTCGAAGGCCGAGACGGACGAGGGCCTGAACAAGAGGGGCCTGGTTGCGGGTGCCAGCAGGAACGGTGATCGTGACGGTCTGACGTGCGCGGGTGAGAGCGAGGGCGAATGCGTACGAATTCTGTGCGAACGCAGCCTCATCATTGGGGAAACAATGGATGTAGACG